TATAAATATATATTCCTATTTTTTAACATTTAACTATTTATTGTTAGGTAAAAACTATGGCAAAAGATTACGAAATATTCGAAGGAAAAACTTTATCTGATGTATTTAAAGACATCTACGATAATTCCAAAACCAATAAAACACAATTAGAAGTATTGATGAAAGAGGTTGTGGGATTTATCAAAGACGGAGATACGGCCGTTCAGATTATTCCTATGTTAAAAGAATATTTAGAAATCAATGTCAAGAACGATGAACAACTTGTAAAGTTAGCAACAATCGTTCAAAGAATTACAGCAGCAGAAAAGAAAATATCGGATAGTGGAGATGAGTTTGGTTTATCGGAAAATGAAAAACAACAACTTATGGATGCTATTGAAAACGATGTTCAAGAGTTACAAATCAAAAAAGACGAAATAGAAAGTTCTATCAGTAAGGAAAATTAATGGCCTATACAGAAACAGACGCTGGGTCTGGTTTAGATAATGTATTTGATAATTCATATATAACTAAAAGTGAATTGTATGCAATACTCGACCAGCTCAAAGAGCAAACACGATTTTATGAATTAGAAGTTTTTGAAGTTGTGGAGATAGATGAAAATCCAGCACAGGTTGTTGGTAGATATGTTTTTTCTGAACAAGGCGATTCAATAGACGAAATAGACGGTAGAACTTTTTTACCATTAAACTCAAATATTTTACAATACCCTTTACGAGGCGAGTTATGGTTAGGTATGGGTTACAAAGGACAACATTATTATTTAGCGAGATTGAGTGAAAATATTGACAATATAAACTTTGAGAAGTTTAATGAAAGTTCAAGAGTTCCAATCCAAACTACTGAATTATATAGAGGTAGAAATGTAGACGGTTCAGACTTTGTCGATATAGTTCCAATAACACCAGATGTAAGTATTGGTGATACATTGGTTCAAGGTAGGTTTAATAATTATTTAAAAATAGGTAATACAGAAAATACTTCAAGTATAGAAATAAGAAATAGTGATAGTTCATTATTTCAAATGACAAATGAAAAGAAAATTAATTTATTCTCGGAAAACGATATCAATATACAATCAGTTAGTGGAGATGTAAACATTCAGTCTGATGATAAAATTACACTTAAACCAACCAATAGTACAATTGAATTTGACATAAAAGAAAGTGGTAATGGTAAGATAGTAAATATAACTAATGAAGGTGTTCCTTTTCCAGAGTTAAATTTAGCAGGATTTATGAAACAAATAAACGGAGTAAAAAAAGTATTTGAAGGATTGCAAGCCGGAGTTCCTTTACTACCAAGTCCTTTTGGAATAAAGAAAATTGTAGAGGGATTAAAAGGTGCAAAAGATTTTATAGACGCCACCATAAATTTAGAGTTTTTAGACCAAGATGTATTAACCACAAGAACACTTGGGGAACTACAATCCGCACTACCAATACCTGAAGGTTTTGGAAATATAATAACTGATGTAACAAACATTACTGATGAACAATTATCAAAAGTTGATAAGTTATTAGAAGAGGCAGATAAGTTGAAACAAAAAAATGATGAGATTCGTTCTGCTATTAACTTAACCGATGAAGATGAAGCTAGAAATTTATTTAACAATTTTGATGATAGTATTCCCGGCGTATCATCTATTAAAGAAGCATTGTCCATAACTAATAGTGATACAGGTTGGCAAAATTTTAAAGATATGGGTGGACTTGATGAGTTTGACGAATTTCAAACTAAAACAGAAAATACCGCAAACGGAGCAAAAACTATCAAGTCATACAAAAATTTATTTAATAGAATAGGAGTAAATAATGAATAAAAATAAGTTAAGAAATATTATTGAATTAGTTGTTCGTAAAGAAGTCAAAAAACAACTAAGTGAGATATTTATTAATGAAAAAGAAGAAATCAAATTAGCAGAAACGATTTCTAAACCTAAACCTAAAAAGGTTATCAATAAACCTAAAAAACAATACACAAAAAACACAGCGTTAAATGAGGTATTGAACCAAACCAAACCATTAGGAGCACCAATGGAAGATGATGAATATCCAACATTAGGCGGTGGAGTATTAGGTAGTGATAATATGGCAGAAGTATTAGGATACGGAGATTTAGGTAGAGGACAGAATAAAGAAAGAGCGAGAGAAATGGCAGCAGTTGATACAATTAAAAAAGCTGGTGTTTCAGTAGACGCAGTTCCTGAAGATGTTCAGAATGCATTAACTCGTGATTATTCTGGTTTAATGAAAGCGATAAATAATAAGAAAAAAGGCGAAGGTGGGTTTAGACCATAATGGCAAGAAGTGTAAGAGAAATAGATAGAAACGATGACAAGTATGTCGGAATAAGATTTCCATTGGACCATAGTCCTGAGGGGTTCTTTTATAAAACGAAAACTGTCTTAGAACAATCAAAAGCAAACTTACAAAACTTGTTACTAACCACACCTGGTGAAAGAATATTTCAGCCAGAATTTGGCTCACAATTAAAAAACATTGTGTTTGAACAAGGTGAAGATATTCCAAATAGAATAGAAGAAGCTATTCGTTCAGCTACTGATTCTTTTTTATCATATATCAATATAATTAATGTATTCACTATACAAGAAAAAAATCAAGTCAATATACAGGTAGAATTTTCAGTTCCTTTAAATCCAGATACAATTGAAATATTAAACTTTGACTTTAGAATTGGAGATTAGAAATGCCCGATTACGGAACAAATAAAAAAGTAGTTAAAAAAGAACTCAACTATATCGGTAGAGATTTTACCGACATTAGAGAAAATCTAATTGAGTTTGCGAAATCATATTTCCCAACACAATACAATGATTTCAATGAAGCATCACCAGGTATGATGTTTGTTGAAATGGCTGCTTATGTTGGAGATGTACTGAATTACTATGTTGACAATCAGTTTAGAGAAACATTAATTCAATTCGCAGAAGAAAGAAAAAATGTATTATCAATTGCACAATCATACGGATATAAACCAAGATTAGCCACACCTTCAACGGTTGAACTAACTTTCACGGTAGATGTTCCTTCCAAATTAGAAAATGGTGAGTATAAAGCAGATTTAGACTACGCAGGTAAACTTGCGGCAAACTCTACATTTACAGCAACAAATGGTACAGAATTTACTTTGTTAGATGATATAGATTTTAAAGTATCAAGTTCATTAGATACTATGGAGATAGAAGTATTACCGCCAACATCAGGAACTAATCCAACAAACTTCCGATTAACAAAACGAGGTTTAGTACAATCTGGTGATAGAGAAGAGGAAACATTTACATTTACAAATGCAAAAGAGTTTGATAAGATTGTACTATCCAATGATAAAGTAACTTCTATCGTTGAGGTTGTTGATAGTGATAATAACAAATACTATGAGGTTCCATTTTTAGCACAAGACACTGTATTTGAAGATGAGGAAAATACAACACTTAATGACCCGGAACTATCAGAATTTAAAAATGACGCTCCTTATTTATTAAAACTTATAAAGACTGCTCGAAGATTTACAACAAGAGTTCGTGATGACAATAAAATGGAATTACGATTTGGTAGTGGTGTTAGTGATAATGCAGACGAAGAGTTGATTCCAAATCCAGACAATGTTGGTTCAAGATTAGGTTTAGGTATATCAAGATTAGATGATAGTTTTGACCCAAGTAATTTCTTAAAAACACAAACATTTGGATTAGCACCCAGCAACACAACACTTACTGTAACTTATAATTATGGTGGAGCAGTAGAACACAATGTTAGTTCTAATTCAATAAATGCATTTAGTAGAAAACTATATACTAATAGTACAACAGGTTTAAGTAGTGATTTACAAGACACATCAAATGCAAGTTTAACCGTAACTAACGAAAACCCTTCATCAGGCGGAGCTTCAACAGAAACAATTACAGAAATAAAACAAAATGCATCTGCTTACTTTAATGCACAAAATCGTGCAGTAACAAAAGCAGACTATATAACAAGAGTTTACTCTTTACCACAAAAGTATGGTAATGTAGCAAAAGCGTATATAGTTCAAGATGAACAATTAGAAACAAATGGACAACTACAAGTTATTAATGGTGTTACGATTGATACAAGAAGAGACCAAGCCAACACCGTTCTAAATCCATTAGCGTTGAATATGTATTTGTTAGGATACGACTCAAACAAAAATTTAGTCAGAATGAATAGAGCCGTCAAAGAAAATATTAAATTATATCTTTCACAATATAGATTATTAACAGACGCTATAAATCTAAAAGATGGATATGTTGTAAACATTGGTGTAAAATTTAATATTGTGGTAAAACGAGGATACAATAAAAATGATGTATTGTTTAAATCAATACAAAAGGTAAAAGAGTTTTTCCAAACAGAAAAATGGCAAATAGGACAACCAATCGTGTTAAGTGATTTAGCATATCAGATTTCGTTAGTTGACGGAGTAGTATCATTAGTTCCACCAGAAATTAATAATCCTAATAAAGAATTAATACTTATCGAAAATAAAAACTCAACATTCCACGGAGATACTTATAGTGATAATATTTATGATATGTTATCAGCTACTAAGGACGGAATAGTTTACACATCAGTAGACCCAAGTATATTTGAATTGAAGTTCCCTAATAGTGATATTGAGGGTAAAGTAGTGGGAGATAAATAATGCATTATTTTGAATTTGGAAAAAGAGATACAACACTTTATTCAGGTGGAACAACCGCATCAAGAAATACAGGTTTAGATGAAATATTAGAAATTAATAAAGTTGTAAACAACAATGGTACGGTAGGAAATGTATCAAGAATATTAATTGACTTTGATTTATCCTACATATCAAAATCCATACAAGACGGAAAAATACCTTCTACGGCAAAATATTATTTAAATTTATATGACGCAACATCAGAAGAAGTTGAAGCAGAACAACCACTACACATTTATATGGTTAGTGGTAGTTGGAAACAAGGAACAGGAAAACTTGACCACGACCCAGTAACACAAGACGGAGCGAGTTATCAATATAGAGACCACGAGGCGAAAACACCTTGGGTAACAGGTTCAGTATTGACTGACGGAGGTGCTTGGTTTACCGCAAGTGTTGACGGACAATATGAAGTTTCTACATCATACGACTTAACATTTGATAAACGAGATGTTAGAGCAGATGTAACTGACTTGGTTAATAATCATATTTATTCAAGTTCAGTATACCCGAACAACGGTTTTATTGTCAAAAGAGAAGATAGTGGTTCTCACGGAGCGCATCCAAGTTCTTCTATGTTTGACTTTGACGCTGGACAAGAGGGTGATAGTTCAAGGTTAGGAAATCTAAAATACTTTTCTCGTGATACACATACAATTTATCCACCTAAATTAGAAGTTGTTTGGGACGATAGTTCTTACTCAACAGGAAGTTTATCGCCTTTATCAACAACAGATTTAGAAAGGTTAAAAATATATTTCCAAAATTTAAGAGAAGAATACAAAGAAGATTCAATCGTGAAGTTTAGAATAGTCGGTAGAGAGTTATATCCAACAACTACTTTTGCAACTACACCGGCCGAATTGACGATTAAGTATCTACCAAGTGCATCGGCTTTTTATGAAGTTCGTGATGCGGATACCGAAGAAGTAATTATACCTTATGGTAGTGGTTCAAGAATTAGTTGTGATTCAACAGGTAATTTTTTTAGAGTTCAAATGAACGGACTACAAGCAGAGAGAAATTACAGATTTGCATTCAAGGTTGTTAGTGGTAGTGGAACAACAGATGAACAAATAAATTTCTATGATGATAACTATGATTTTAGAGTAGTGAGATAATGCCTTATTTACCGTCAGACGCAGAAAAAAAATCTGAATTGTATAATAAGATTATCAATGCCAATAGATTTGAATTATCAAGTAGGATAGAAAATTTAAAAAATCAACAGAATATATCTGGTTCGATTGACGCCAACACACCACTTAGAGATGATGAAGGTTTCTTAGTTTCATTTGAATCGGAAGAAGCAGGTATAGCTTTGGAAGAATCTTTTGAAGATGTTCGTTTACAAAATACACAAAGATTTTATACTAAAAAAGTAGAAAATGATTTTACATTTTTTATTCCAAAATCACAAACAGATGATAGTATCGAAGTAACTGAAACTGAGGAAGTATCAGAAGAAGAGGTAGAATTTCAAATGACCAATAGAGATTTTTTAATTCAATTTGTCAACGAATACTTTTCAGAAGAGTTTGACCCAGATATGTCGACAAAATTATTACACTCAAGGATTATACAATTTTTTAATGAAAATAGAAATGATATAAAAGGTCGTAATGCTAAAGGTTGGGAAAAGTTTAGACTAAACAAAGACCGAGAGGTAAGAGGAATTAGTAGAAGAAGATATAAAAGAATGAAAAAAGATTTAAAAAATTTCACTTACGATGAAGTAATAGAAAACCACATTTATAGAACATATAGAGGACAAGAAATATGGTTAAAACTTGGATTACCATATGTTGAAGATAAATCACCAGGCAAAGACTCATAATGGCAGAATACGGATTTACACAAAAAGAAATACAGAATTACGAATCTCTTAAACGAGTTTATAGTAGTTGGGGTAGAGATGTAGAAAATGATTATTTAAAATTATGCGTTTATGATTTAGAGGGTAATTTACTACAAGAAAAGATATTAGGTTTAGATAGTGTTAGTCTTGAAAATGATGGAGATTTTGTTGACTTAAAAATAGGACAACATCTTAGAGATTGTGGATATACTGAAGGTGAGTATGATGTTGAATATAGATTCCTGAGAAGACTCGCCGGTAGAGAACAAATAGTTTTTGTCGATGATAATGGTAAAGTTTACAATCGTAAAATAGAAGAAAAAGAAATAAACGGAGAAATAAAATTCTTTACTTACATAGGTGAGGATAAAGATACAACAATAAGGAAAGAAGTTTTTCCAAGAGAACTTAAATACATTGGTTCTGAAATATCACCTGATAGAACTGAAATGGTTTTAGAATTAGATTCACAAATTAAAAATGCAGAATATAAAATTAATTTAAATGAAATGGGGCAGTTAATTGAATATCAACCAAAAGGTACAATTAAATTTGATTCAAAAGAACCATACATTTTAGAGTTTGAAATCAGTCCAAACGAAAGAGGGTTTACACAAAATATGGTAGGTGGAGAACTAATCATACCAGACTTATATAAAGTTACAGGATTTGAAGATTCAGACAACACAGACTTACCAGATGATGAAAGTGATTTTGATTTTATTGATGCGTACGAATTAGACAACGAAGTTCCCACATACACCAATGAAGAATTAATCGAAATACTAAATGATGAAGATTCAACAGAAGAAGAACAATTTTATGCGGACCAAGCATTACAAGATAGGGCGTACGATAGAAGATAATGGCAAAGACATTTAGAGATATAGAGATAGATGAAGTTTTTCTAAACGAGGATATTAATATTCCAGGTCAGGCGAGAGAAAATATTCGATTTAGATTAACTGGTAGAGGTTCAGCAGTTACAAGTGGTGGAAAGCCAATCAGTCCTACTGAAACTATCGTAACATCAAAATCTGCAAACGCTAAATTATCCAACAGAGATTATGTGGCGAAGATTGAAGAAGTTATAGATGCTAATAGAGTTCGTGTTTCATTAAGTTATAATGACGGAGTAAATCTTGTAAAACATAAAGGCGATGACCAAGTATCCAATAGATTTAAAAACTTTAGAGTTAATTATATAAAAAATAATATCGATAGATACAAGACTTATGTTAAAATCGGTAATGATTATTATCTTGTTGTTAATTCAAAAATAAATGAAGAGGGAACTAAACGTGTTGTAAAACTAAAACAACCACTTCAACCAAATGTTGAAGCAGGTGATAAATTTGTTTTTGTTGAAAAAAGATTAGAAACTTATCGTGATAAAGTTAGATTAGAACCTTTTACAGAAACAGAAGATGATGGACTATTTTTAAGATTACCAAACTTTAATTCAGTAGATAATCCAATAAACTTTCAAGGAACAAATTATCAAACTCATACAGGTTTGTTAAGCTCTAATGATGAGGACTCACGAGATATTGAAAGACTATTGACATCGGGTAGTTTATTAGATGTTCAACCAAATATAGATTATCAAAAGACAACCACAGACTTAAATCTACAAGCAGATGACGCTGGGTTTGGAAACTTTGTTAACTTTTCAAATGCGGAAACAAGATTAGAAAACTTTAAAAAGAAATTAGAATTAATTGAAGGATACAATTCGGAAAGTTCTTCATTAGTTAATGTAACGAGTTCGTTGTCCACGATACAAGAAATAGAAAGAAAAAGACAACGAGTTAAAAATTCATTTGACCCCTTTGAACATTATATGTATTTTGAAAGTTCTTCTTTTGTAAGTTCATCAGCAGGATTATTCCACGACACTGCTTGGCCGAAAACCAACTCAACAAAACCTTATACATTACAATCAGTATCAGCAGCATCAGATTGGTTCAGTACCAGAATAGCAAGTGCTTCTCAATATGACCAAGGTAATATGAATTCATTAAGAAATTCTTTGCCGGAACACATTTACGCAGATACAAAAAATAATGTATTTTTAGAATTTATGGATATGGTTGGACAACAATTTGATGAGGTCTGGACATACACAAAATCAATTACAGATTTAAACGTTCGTGTTAATAATCTATCAGAGGGTATTTCAAAAGATGTTGCGGTTCATTATGCAAACGCTCTTGGTATGGATTTATTCAATGGTAATGACATTATGATTTTACCGACATACCTACTTGGTAAAGCATCAGACGGAAGTGATTTATTCGAATCCCCACAAGAAGAAATTACAGAAAAGATTTGGAAAAGAATATTAGCCAACTTACCTTTCTTTATTAAATCAAAAGGAACGGAAAGAGCATTAAAAGGATTATTGAATTGTTATGGTATTCCAAGTTCAATGTTGAGAGTTAGAGAATATGGTGGGCCTGATAAAGGAACAAGAGTAAGTTATGAAATTAAAAGGAAGTTCACAAGAGCGACAGATTTTAGAGCGGCACAATATATTCAATCTAATTGGAAAGCAGCAGCTGACGGATTAATTCCAGACACAATAGAATTTAGATTTAGAAGTCCCAAATCACAAGACCAAGTATTATTGCAAAAAGATGATGATTTCGCTATTTCATTACAAGATAACGGAGAAACTGATAACTACGGACATTTAAGATTTACAATTAGTGGTTCAGACGGAAGTGTAAACTTCATAACTTCATCACAACAAGAATTCTATAATGATGAAATGTGGTCAGTAATGTTGACAAGAAAATCAGCCAGTAATGACTTAGAGTTTGATAGTGATAGTATTCACGCAAGTTCATCTTTTGAATTGACAACTAAATACTATGAACCAACAAGACAAAAGATTTTATATCAAGATAGTCAAAGTATGGAAGTAACCGCATCTGCAATTAATGCGGCATTTACTTCGAGTGGACATATATTCTTAGGTGGTAGTGGAAGTTCTTTCGGAACACAATTTACAGGTTCATTAATGGAGTATCGTCTATATTCAGAACCACTAAGTCAAAGTATATTTGACAATCACGTTAGGGCACCAAAAGCATATAATGGAAACCATTACGAATCTTCTTATGATAAGTTATTGGTTCGTTATCAACTTGATGAAAATAAAAACTTATCATCATCAGCGACAGCTTCCAATACGGCACACGACTTAACCTATGAAGAACATAGTGTTGATGTGGTTGGATTTACGGGAAATCATACAAGAACACTTGTGGACCAAGAAAAATTAAGAGTGCCGGATATTGGCCCTTCTCGTAGAAATGCGACTAAGATTAGAATAGAAGATACAACCATTGATAAAACAGAAGGTAAAGATGTTTTGTACATCAATCAAAGAAAAGAACAATCTAATGATGACTTCGCACCAAAAGACGACCACAAGTTAGGAATTTATTTCTCACCAACAGATGTTGTAAATGAAGACATAATGTATAGTATTGCAGATTTTAATTTTGATGATTTTATCGGAGACCCAAGAGATGAGTTCAAGCCCATATATAAAGATTTAAGAGATAAGAGAAATGAGTATTTCAAAAGATATCATATGTCTAATAATTTCTTTGATTATTTAAGAATATTACAATTTTATGATTCAGGTATCTTTGATACATTAGAACAATTAGTTCCAGCGAGAGCAAAATCAACAACAGGTGTGTTGATTGAACCGAATATATTAGAGCGTTCAAAACAAGTCATAGGTTTACAACCTGAATTTGATAATCGATATTTTGAAAACGCTGGAGATGGCGATGAGGGAGTGTTAGTAACGAGATTTATATCAGGTTCCGATAATAATTACTTTATACCAAATGGTGAGTACACAACTTACAACGGAGATATAAACTTAGCGTTCTTTGATACAGGTTCATCATTAGGATTTTTAAACAATCGTTCAATAATGATATTAAACGATATAGATAAACGAGGTGAATACGGAACATTGTATGCGACAGCGAGTATCAATTCTGGTTCACACAACAATATATTTACAGAAGTTTTACAACCAAACATTAGTAGTTCAAGGTTGTCAGAAAAAGGACAAATAGAGGAGTTTTTCTATTCAAGTTCATTTAGTGCTTCGATAGGGCCAACATTAGCTTATAGTTCATCTTTCACAGAATCAGATGTAGAAAGTATGGCTTTATCAACAGGACTATTTAGGGCATTTGTACAAGGTATAAAAATTACAAACGATAATTCAATTGACGGAGAAGATGCGGTTATCATCAACGAAGTCGCACCTACTGTATTGAAAACACAAGATTCAAATACAAGTAAGTTGAGAACAGAATAAACAATGGAAAATTTAACTTTCTTATATTTATTAATGAAAAAGAATAGTTATATCATTTCCACAGGAGCAAAATAAAATGGGATTTTTAGATAATACAAGTATAACAGTAGACGCTATTTTGACAAAAAAAGGTCGTGAACTTTTGTCAAGAGGGCAGAATGAATTTAGAATTACAAAATTTGCGTTAGCAGATGATGAAATTGATTACAATCTTTACGATACATCACACCCAAACGGAACAAACTTTTATAGTGCAGTAATAGAAAATATGCCACTATTAGAAGCGTTTGTAGATGAAAATCAATTAATGAGATATAAACTCTCAACACTTCCAAAGGAAACAAACAAACTTCCTATATTGGAATTACCAAGTCCTTCATTGAGTTTCAATGGTGCAGGAATTACACAAACAATATCACCAAACACTCGTAATGGAATAGACCAAGATTACACATTTACATTATTTAATGCAGATGTTGCTAACTTAACATTAAGTGGTACGGCGTCAAGTCCAAGACCAGATTTAAGAAGAGATACTTCAGGTGAAGACCTTATTCCACCTTCACAAAGACCAAGACCAAGAAGTAGAAGTTTCAACCCAGATTTACTTGATGATTCAAGAGATTTTATCATTGGTAATGGAGTAACAACACCAGTATTCTTAAATGAAGCAGAAAGAAAACGCTCTATATCAGTAGTTGGTAAAAGTGTTAGAGTTATTTCAAGGTCTTTAACGGCAGATACAAACACAAACATATCAGTAACGGGTAATCAATCAGGTGCTCAATTCACTTTACCGATTACCGTAAAAGCTGACCCATCAAGAATATAGGAGTAAGTAATGGCATTTAAAAGATTCAATCCAGCAGACGACATAGTTGAAAATCAGAAGACTACAATATCAAGTGGTTTATGGAGTGGTGGAAGTGCAACTCTTACTTCGTTCTTTACTCAATCAGCTAATGGAAATATAACAGGTTCTTTTTTAGAACTTTACAATGAGGACCCAAATCTATCAAGTTCAGCAGAATCTCAATTCTCAGTTGGATATGCACACATTGACGGAAGTGGTTCAGCAGGTAATACAACTAAACTAACAACAGGTGGTAGACAGACAGCCGCACTTTATAGTCAGTTTAGAAATGTATTGTTAGCACCAAACACAACACACTTTGAGTTTACAAGCTCACCAACAGCTTCAGGTGATAAAGACTTTTACTTTGTATCTTTCCAAAGAGCAAGACAAAGAGAAAAGATTGACCCAGGTAATTGGGAGATAAAACTAAGTGGTAATATGCCAGTACAACTTAAAGATGATACAATTACATTGATTGATGATAGTGGTGCAACTACAAACCCTACCGTTAATCAAGGTGGTAGAGTATTTAATGTTGTTAGTGGTTCTATATCTGACGGTATCAACACAACAGCAGCGAACGAACCTTCAGCAAATGGTGGTTCATATGGATTATTCTATCCTGACTTAGGATTGATATTGTTAAATGCGCCTAAGTTAGAAGTTAGTGGTGGTTTAGGAACTCACGCAAGAAGTGCTGATACATTTGATGACAGACCAAAAGCATTCTTTAACGCTCTTGTTTCTGGTTCAAGTTTCCAAGCAAGAAGAGAAGAAGAAATTAGTTCAACTAACTTCTTTGTTCGTGTAAACAACAAAGACTTTAACTTCAGTGCTAACCCAACTTTCTCGACAGGTTCAGACGGAAGTTTGACACAAGCTTCTTTCTTTAAAGACCCTAAAACTTTTATTACACAAGTGGGACTTTATAATGATGAGAACGAATTGTTGGCGATTGCTAAGTTATCAAAACCAATATTAAAATCATATTCAAGGGAAGCTATTATTAAAGTGAAACTTGATTTTTAGGA